AGGATCAGTAGGTTGGTTGCTACACTATTCTTCATCTTCGCAATTTGTCTCCAAGTGAACAACAACGATAAGTCAATACGTTGTTTCTCACCCTCAGAGAATGAATCATACGAGAACGCATCACGATGTCTAGATCGTATGGTCTCAGAAAAACTCTCGTCCAGATCAAAGTGGACAAAGAAGTCTAGTGTCTGTAGGTACTGATTGGTCAATTGATTAATCACAGGTAGATACTGTTTAATAATCTTAGACTTGATTCCTTGATCTCTAAGTAACTCTGCCGTTACTTGTTGATAGGAATACTCAGTGTTGAGATGGTACTTCTCTTCTTGAAGTTTTTCCTTACCATCTCTAAAGTTTTGTAGTTCTTCGTTTGCGCCTTGGAGATCACCATCACCTTCTTTTAGGTTAGCGATTTCTTTTTGTAACGCAGAAATGTTTTTGTGTAGTGTTGCACTCTCAGCAGAAAAACCAACAAGTTCTTTCTGCCATTCCATAACTATGTCTATCTGTTCTTTTAGAACCTCAAGGGTGGCGTCTTGATCTTTGATCTTAGCGTCTACGTCTTTTAACGCCTCCGAAACTGTTGACGCCTTCGACTCTGCTGTTGCAATCTTCTCTTTGCGATGTTCTTCTTCCACGTTCTGGTCACACGTGGGGCAGTGTTCGTTGTCGGTAAAGAACTTTGCTTGTCTGTTGTACTCTTTGAGTTTTCCTTTGAAGTCTCGACTGTAGTCAACTAGTTTCTCCCTTTTCTTTTGATTCGATTCTATATCTTTTTGGGTTGTGGGAAGTAGTCTGTCAATATTTCCAGACAACTCTTCAGATGTTTCTGCGATAGCAGCCGCTCGTGCGGTATGTTCTTCAATAGTCTTTTCTTTCTGTCTACGTTGTTGTGCATTAACAGATACCAACTCTGAGATCAAACGCTTTTGTCCGTTGATCTTAGTATTTATTAAATCTATCTCGTGACCGTTGTTTGTGATATACTCTTTAGTAAGAGCAATCTTCTCTTTTAGAAGACTATTCATCTTACTGAACATATTGATATCAAGTAGGTCTTCAATCACATCCCGCCTTGCCTGAGAGGTAAGTTGCATAAAGGGCACGAAGGATGAAGACCCTAGAACCACTATTTGATGAAACGATTTGTGGTTCAACTTGATGATGTTTTTCTCTAACATAGACTGATAGTCTTTTGCGTGAGAATTTTGGTTCACCATATTTCCATTGACCCAGACTTCAAACTTGTTGGGTTTGATGCCTCGAACAATCTTATACTTCTGTGAACCTATCCTAAACTCAACCTCTACCATAGTACCCTTTTGATTGATACTATTGACAAGTTGTCCTTTAGAAATTTTACGATGTGGTTTACCAAATAATGCAAACGCAAGAGCGTCTAACATAGTTGACTTACCCGCACCGTTTTGTCCAATGACCAATGTTGTTGGGGACTCTTCAAAGTTTATTTCGTTGAAAGTGTTCCCCGTGGACAAGAAATTCTTGTACCGCAGTTTTTCAAAATATATCATAAATTAATCGTTCACTTGATCTTCGTGTAGACCACACCAGTTGCACGGAGCCCCTGACTCTACACCTATCTCAGTCTTTTCTACTATACAGTAGTGAGTCCAAAATGTCAAGCCCCCAGTTTCTTTTTTTAGAAAAGTTTTTCCTTTCTTCTTAAAAATTTTATCCCAGTTTTCTTCAAACTGTTTCCGATTTGGTATCGGTCTTGGGTTGCTCCCCTTGCTCATACTGAACTCCATTCTTAATCATTTCTTTTAAGACAAGTTCAAGTTGGTGTCTCTCACGAGGTGTAAGACTGTTATACATTCTCTTACCCTTTTTGTCAGCAACACCCGCTCGTCTTAACAGTTTAGCCTTACGTCCATTCATTAGACTATCTCCATATTTTGTGCTTCGATCATAAGATTAGAAATGTCTTTCTTAATTCTATCTTTGTCTAGATCGGTTACTACATTGTCAATATAGTCAAACATAATCGTTTCGGTATCATCTAGATTGATCTCACCGTCCGCTACGTTCTCACCAAGGAATTCACGGAAGTCCTCAGCAATCTTGAGTTCGTGTATCTTTTGTGCCTGAACTCTATCGACAAATTTCTCGAATTCGATTGGGTCACCTTTGTTGACTACGATGATCTTAACAAATTTTTGATCAAGATATCGCATATCCTTAAATTTAAAGTTACCCATCTTTTCGTGATCATAGAATATCTTTTCATAGATTGTGACAGGATTATGTACAGCAGTTAGTTCTCTTGTATCCGTATCAAGTATATGGAAATACTTTTTATCGTTACAGTCATTCCAAAAGAACTCCATCTGAGAACCAAGGTAATGGATATTACGTTGCGTGGACTTGGCGTGAAAGTGTCCAGTTAATACCATTTCAAATCGGTCAAAGACCTTTGAGTCCATTCCATCCATACACGGCATACCCCTTTGCATATCGAATCCTTTCAATTCAAGGTGTGCGCCGATTATATCTGCCTTACAGTTTTCTATAAACTCTAGACATTGTTTCTCATTATCATCACAAATCCAAGGGACTAGACCAATCTTTAGACCGTCATAATCCATCACTCTTGGTTCTAGAACGATATTCACTTCGTTCATATAATGACCTTGCAACTCTTTGAGAGCATTAAGTTCATTAGTGTTCTTGAAATAAGTATCGTGGTTACCAAGGATGATATCCATAGTCATCCCGTACTCACGTAACTTATCTAAAAAGATTTTTCTGTTATGATGCAATGCCTTGAAGTTGATTGTCTTACGGTTATCGTAGTAATCACCAAGGTGCAAGATCGTATCGATCTTATTCTCTAACAGATATGGGAAAAATACGTCACGGTAGAACTTCTCTTGATAGTCCATAAAGACATCCGAAGAGTTACGTATCCCAGCGTGCGTATCATTTAATATAGCAATTTTCAAATATATACCTCTCAGTTTACTGAGTATTGTGTAGTATTCTACACGATCCAGCAGGAAATGTCAAGCGTTTAATCAGCGAATTTGCCGTGTCGGATAAGGTGGTGCATCCTATGTCTAAAGATACACCAGACCAGTTTCACTAGAGTGTCCTCTTTATAGACACCCGCATCACATTCATATATCCACATTATTCATTAACCAAAAAGTCAGAGAGATCGGAGTCAACCTTAACTGCTCGTCTCTTTCTTTTCTTCTCTTCTTTCTGAAAGTCTTTAAACTCTTGATCCGCACTCTTTACTGTATCGATACGCATACGCAAAGTATCGACAAAGTATTGTGCTGTGTTGGCGGCATTCTCAGCTCCGTTCTCTTCTAGGAACTCTTCGATGCCTGATTGGGCGATATACCTCAACTTGATATCTTGTTGTTTCTTTTCCTTCTCAATCCTACGTAGGAAAGCGTACCAAGATATCTGCGTAAAATACGCAAACGCATTCGGTTTACCTGTTCTGGTGGCAGACTCTATATTATAATTAAGGATCGCTTTCAAACAATTCTCAACTGCGTCCATTACCATTTCTTCTCTATAGGTATAACGGACAAAGTTTGCCTTGTGTGATAGACCTTCTGCAATCTTTAGAAAACACCTTGCGATATAATCTGGAACTACAGGGTTTGGTATCTTTGCCTTTTTGGCACGGTTAACTTCTTCAACATATTCTACAACCGCTTGCGAGAACTGTGCGTTGTTAACGTAATGAGGTTTTTCTTTTGGTTTCATTATATTATCCTACAAATTCTTCGCCTGGCGTCCAAGAACAACCTGTGAGTCCACCCGCTTTCAATGCTTGAAGAGTTCTGAGAACTTCGTCTGCATTTCTTCCAGTGTCTAATGCATTCACAGATACGTGTTGGATAACTCTATCTTTATCAAAGATAAAGGTTGCACGATAACATACACCTTCCTTTTTATTAACAATACCTAATTCATCAGATAGATTTAATCCACAGTCAGCTGCAAGTGTATGGTTGATATCACCAATCAACTTATTACTTTGTTTCCACGCAAGTTTACAGAATTCATTGTCACCTGAAATACCAATTACGTTTGCCTCATCAACAAGAACATCCATCGCTTTGATTTCAGTAGGACAAATAAAAGTAAAGTCCTTTGGATAAAAGTATACTACTGTCCAATCGTGTTTGAGTGGTTGATATCCTTCATCGACAGTTACATCGACAAATTCATTATTAGAATCAATTCCTTTTAATTTTATAGGTGGAAATTGATCACCTACTGTAAGTTGAAACATTACAAATCTCCATTTTATTAACAAGTATTATACCTGCTCTAACACCCTTTGTCAAGGCGTTTTCGCAATTCAGACGTAGAAAATTCGTGTTTTCTTTCGTTATAGTAAATATCTATATCATTATTACGACACCAATCTTTACCAGTAAAATCTTTCCCTCGATATTCCTCACCTATAATACGAACGTGAGGTCTAATCAATTGCATTACACCTAGTAGTTCTATTTCGGTAGTATAAGGAACTATATGATCTACCCACTTAACTGCACGTAATTGTATGAACCGTTCAGATACAGTTTGTACAGGAGTATTTTTTTCGGGTCTATCTATAGAAGGATCGATCTGTAATCCACAGATCAAATAATCGCATTGTTCTTTTGCCTCTTCTAACATTGTCACGTGTCCAGCGTGCAACAAATCAAAAGCAGAACAAGTAAATCCAATTCGTTTCATATGTCACCAGTTGTGTATTATATTTGCCATTATAAAAAAGCACGTAAGAAAATTAACACCCACAATGATAGTACGTAACATTGCAACATAATTATCATACGGTTCTGTTTTATCATCCGAGAACCCGCCCAAGGCGTATTTCCATATTGTCCATATCTTTTCCATTAGTGGTTTCTCCCCCCATCAAATACACACACAAAGTATAACCCCAAGTGTCCTGTATTGAACACTCTATGATACTCACCATCTTCTATACAAACAACATCGCCTTCCGTAACAGGAAAACGTTCATCATCAATTTGCATCTCACCACTACCTTTAATAAAAAAATAGACTTCTTCTTGTCCACTATGGGAGTGTCCGTTGGTACATTTGTTTGCACGTAGGAGTGTACTACTCAATACAAGGTTATTACCAAATGTATTATCTTTTAGGGTGTAAGTATCATTATCCTTAATGATCTCACCACCAATATCATTTATTGTAACTTTTTTCACTTTTTGCTTGACAAAACTTGTTTCTTCGTGTAAAATAAGCAGCTGCTGTTGGGGGCCGCTGAATACCTAATTAATGTATAGTCTTTTTAGTAAAAATATCTACTATTTTTCCACCACCACCATCTGAATCACCATCAGGAAGCATATAATCATCATCCGTGATTTCTGGTGTTTCTAATGCATCTAAGTAATCTTGCATTGATCCTAACTGATCACTCAACATTGCAATATGATTACGAGTCATCTTCTGAACTTCTTCAATGGGCATTTCTTTCACCATACCCTTAATCCTGTTGACGTGAGTTTCGTGCATATCTTTTACTGCACGAGTGTATTCATTTAAAATTGGTGCGTGAGGAATCGCAATAGATACTACGTGAAGACTGTTCAATACTAACAGTTCTTCTTCACCTTCTTGATAGACCATCCAAGGGCGGAATGAGAAATACTTATCACCAACCTGATTCTCATACATATTGAGTTTCATCGCATTCTTAACAACAATATTATCATCGTGTTCGTCATTGAATTGCACAACAAAACAAACGATCTCTTCACCCGTAGTTAATTTAAACTGGCGATGATTGTGGAGAACTCTATATGCTCCGTCTGAATCTATCATAACTATTCCTTCAAATTGATCTCATACACTTTGTATGGGAACTGCTCTTTACTATATATCTTAATCCTTTCACCACTATGTCTGAGAGTAAAGTTCTTATATCCCTTGACGTGCATATCATCTGCGATATCATATAATTTAGTCACAGAACCGTCATCACTCTTTCGGAGTCCACGTCCAATACTTTGCAATACTTTTATTTGCGACTTACTTGGTGAAGCAAAAATAATATTATGCAAATTTTTAATGTTGATACCAGTGCTAAAAGTTCCAAGGGAAGCGACAATAATGCTGTCATTCTGTTTCTCGATTATACCTCTTATTTGTTCTCTATCTTTTGTATCAACTTCTCCAGACACATAAAAAATCTTGCGTCCTTTTTTTGCCTTCTTCTCCATCATATCGAATAACACTTTACCGTGTTTATCAACGTACTGGAATAACACCAGTGTGTTACCTGTCTGATCGAGTGCGAGATTGGTAATAAAATTATTCCGTTTCTCGTGTTGACATAAGAAGTCAACTTCTTCTTGATAGGTCTTATCTTTATTTAGGTGACATATATCGTTATGATAACGTAACAGTAAAACTTTTATATCTAATTTTGCGAGTGTACCTTTCTCCTGTAGATCACGTGTCTGAGTTACACGGAATGTTGGCCCAAACAATCCTTCCAATACTAATTTATTTGTTTCTGTACCATCGAGTGTACCTGTAGTACCAAATCTATACTCAGCGTTCTTCGCTTTGTTCATAATACCTGACAAGGATTTTGCCTTGAATAAATGTACCTCATCTCCAAAGATACAATGAAAGTCTTCAAACCAAGACGATGAGAATTTGTATATAGACTGCCACGTAGATATCACTACACGTTTATCAGTCTGTTTATCTTTTCCTGAATAGATTCTATGACAATACTTCTCGACATCAAAACCATACTCATAGAAGTCTTTGTACATCTGTTCTACTAAACTTGTAGTCGGAACAATAATAAGAACCTTTTGATCGAAGTTGTCTAGATACCATCGCAACATATTATAGATGATAAATGACTTACCCGATCCTGTAGGGGACAATAGGATCGCACGTTTGTTTTCTATACCGTGAGTAATTGCATCGTACTGATAATCACGTACTTCAAACGGGGATTCTAGTTCGGTTAGATATTTGACTAAGTTAGGGTGTGAGACAACGTTCTTCTTTTCGGGGTGTCCGTACTTAGGGTTATCTTCTATTTGTAACGGATACATTCTATCCGCAGAAAATTTCTTGAGGTGTGACCATAGTCCAACATTCAGATCACGGGTAACTGCATTGAACAGTCTGATCTTACCGTCCCACTGTTTACGTTTAAATGCCGGCATAAACCTATAGCCTGGCACATAGAACGAAAAGTGTTCTCGCAGTTCTTGGACTTGGTGCGGTTCACAATCAATCGACATCATTGAGTGATCTTGCATACGCACCGTGATGGTGTTGGGGATACTCATAACCCTTCTTGGAAACTTCTCCACTTAATAATATTGCCGATAGTCTGGTGTCTCCACTTAAGATTATCAACGATTTCAGTTAGAGTATCTATCATCGTTTTAAAGTATACGATCCTCTCTTCACTCTGTTGTATGTCAGTATCAGTGTCGTACCAATATTCCTTTGATGCTTTGGTTGTAATGTTATGTCCTTCATATGGATCGTACTTCCATCCTTTTGCATCAGTTTCTTCTTTAGACATCTTGCCTTCGTAATACATCCACTTATCCTTCAGAAGTTCTTTCTGTCTGAACTCTGCTTTCTTTAGACGTAGTTTGGTAAGAGAGAGATACTCTAGATATTTTGCGTGTAACGCTGGTGTGACTCTGGAATCTTCATCCAGTTGATTAGTCGATAACTTAGAATCTTCTTTCCATTCCTCAAGAATGGTGTCAAGTTCTATCATAATAAAACCTCAAATTATAAATTTTTTATTTCAAATCTCGAAAAGTTAAAAGTGGCGTTGAAGGTTAACACTGAAGCATCACCTGTAGTTGTCAGTGCAACTGTACCTAAATCTGTAGGTACGCAATCCAGATATCTAATCTGTACCTTAGTATTATTGTGACTACTTAAAACCGCAACAGTTATATCTGCATATGTAGGGTTTTTAGTATCCCTTAATCCCGCAGATGTTTCACCTTCATTAACAATACGTTCTAACCAGTTGTGCATATCTTGGTAACCTGACATATTCTCATCTAAGATAATAGACATACCCAATTCACCATACGAGATTTTATCTCCCGCAAGTGGAACTTGTGTTACTCTACGTACAGGTAATTGTACTGGATTAACATTGACGCTAGGATGATCTACCGACTGTGCAAAAAACTCCAAGTTAGGATATCTTGTTCTATCAATAAGAACACGGAAACCCGTAGGTTGGAGATAATTTAGATTAGTCGTTAGTTCCTGATCGTCTATTTGAACTGTACTGTCAACTGCCATATAAAAACCTCTTTAGAACTATTTATATGTTTTCTTCAGTTCAGTAATAGTTTTCTTCCAGAACCTTCTTCCCCACGATCTAGGGGCGCACCTCAGTCTTGCCTCTTCGCAAGCTTTTATTCTCCTGTCAAGTAACTTCTTACCTTCTAGAAGATCGGTGTAATATTCGTATCTATGTGCTGGCATATAACTCCTTAATGAAGTGGTCTTGCGACTCCACCGACTACGAGTTCTTCTAGAAAGTAATTATCTTCTATCTCGACACCTAGTCTATGTTTCACAGACTCACACAACAACTCCCAACTCTTATTTACGTTAGGGCCATTATCAAGTGCAAGTTGCATCTCTTTACTATTTAGTGCAATCACTTCAGGGTAACCTGTTGCGATATGCTCTAACACTATACCGTTTATAAGATTTTCTTTAATCATCTTGCAGCCTCCTCAAATTTTTTATTTGCAAATTCCTCAGCTTCTTCATCACTGAGACCCATTTCGAGACCCTCTTCGAAGAATCTCTCTAGTAACATTTCATTATTTAGATTACTCATTTTTTACCTCTCTTTTCTTAATTACACTACTATTATCGCAAATGGGGCAGGTTTTGTCAAGCGCTTATTATAATAAAAAGCATAATATTTTACGAAAGTTCTTGACAATTCTTGCCCCGTCCTGTAGAATGTTAGGTAATTTTATGAGAGAAGTTTATGTTATTATCTAAAGAAGACGCTCTATACGCATCGAAAGTATTCAATGATTACTTCGGTCAGTTTGATCGTATAGACGCATACAATCGAAAAATCAAACTAGAGAGAATGGAATCTTTTCCAGATTCTCTGCCTGGCTTCGGCCCTGAGAATGACTTTTTTAATACTGTCGATGTTCATCCATCTGAAATGAACTTTAAGATAGACAGTGTACCAATGCAACAGTTTCATCAATATCTAGAAATTGTTACATCTGCACCTGTAGAGATGTCAATTCCAGGCAAACAGATGAATCTGATAGTCAAAGAAACAACTACTAACACGGTAGTCGGTATGATTCGTTTCGGATCACCTACTATTAATAGTAAACCAAGAAATACGCTGTTGGGACAACCTCTCGACACACTTAATCCTGAAGTAATGAAACGATTCAACGATTCGGTCATTATGGGATTCGCAATTGTTCCCGTACAACCTTTTGGGTTCAACTACCTTGGTGGTAAACTACTTTCCGCCATATGTTGTTCACACGAGGTTAGGGAACGCTTAAACAAGAAGTATGATTCAAACATTTGTATGTTCGAAACAACTTCCCTGTATGGGTCTACCAAACAAATGTCACAGTACGATGGTATGAAACCCATACTCAGGTTTAGTGGTCTGACAGACTCGAAGTTCTTACCACTCATCAATGATGATACTTTTCGTTCCTTGCACCAATTCTTTATAGACAGAAATGGTGGTGAACCTCTTGTACCTAAAGAGGCATCTTCACGTAAACTCAAGGTACAAACAAAAATGATTGGTATCATCAAAGCTTCTCTCAAAAATAATGAGGGGTATGATGAGTTCTGTCAGACCATTTCTACTGCACTAGACCTTACACAAAGAAAACGTTCCTTCTATTCAACTTATGGATATGAGAACGTGATGGATTATTTGAATTTGAAAACGGACACATTGATCAAGAAAGAAAACTTCGATAGATTCTATTTCGATAGTCAAATTGAATGGTGGAAGAATAAAGCATCAAAGAGATATGACTCATTGAAATCAGATGGTAGACTACGAACAGTTCTTGAAACTTGGAATACTAACCCAGAAGATATTGACATTATCCGTTAGTATGTGTTATAATATAATGGTATAAATAAGTGAGGTATTATGCGAAGAAATTTTAATAAAAACAGAAGACCTCAACGTCCTAAAAAGAAATTCTATCCTAAAGACGTTGGGTTAAAAGTTACGGTCAGAGACGGAAATGTCGATGCCGCCCTAAGAGTATTGAAGAAGAAAGTCAAGAAGGCAAATCTGATTCAAGAAATCAAAGATCGAGAATTTTATCAGACTCGAAATCAAAAGCGTAGGATCGCAAAACAGAAAGCGATTAGACGTGCCAAAAGAACCAGAGAGAAGGAACTCGAAGCAGCTGCAAATTATCGCAGACAAGCAAACTGGTTATAAAAAAAAAGGGAGTCCGAAGACTCCCTTA